AAGAAATAGACCTGCGGGGCTGCGCCGGATTCTCCCCTATCGCCCACACGGCGCGGCTTAGGATCGGTGTCACCTACCGGGCAGATGTGGTGAGGCGGGTGGAGCGCGGTGCCACAGTGCGGGGGCACCATGCCATTGGACGCGCGGCCATTGCGGGCTGCCAGCAACCATGAGATCGCGTTTATCGATGCCGAGGAACGCTGGAGCAGGCGTGCGCGAAGAAAACAACTCATCCCGCTCGACGGCTGGTCACTGTGTGTGGTGCAGGCGGGTCGTGGATTTGGCAAGACCCTCGTGGGCAGCAATTGGGTGCGACGTTGCGTCGGTCTCTATCCCGGCTGCGTCATTCACGTTATCGCACCCACTTACGGAGACCTGCGAGGTGTGGTGTTTGGCGGGCCATCGGGTTTGGTTAATACGATCCCCCATGAGATGATCGCCTCGATCAACAACTCGATCTTCGAGATACGACTCGTCAATGGTTCGCTGATCAAAGGGTTCAGCGCCGAGACACCTGATCGCCTGCGCGGTCCGCAGAGCCACTTCACATGGGGCGACGAGGCGGCGGCGTGGGGCACCAATGCCGAGGCGACGATCTCCAACATCGATCTCAGCACGCGCCTGTTCTACCTGACCAAGGACGGGCGGCGCATCCAGCCGCAACGACTCTACACCACCACGCCACGCCCGCTGGACTGGCTCAAGGCGATGCTCGAACGGCGCGGCACCCGTGTCGTCAAGGGCACGACGATGGAGAACCGTACCAACCTCGCCGAGGCGTTCTTCGACGAACTGCAGCAGTACGAGGGCACCCAGATTTACCGGCAGGAAGTCTTGGGCGAACTGCTGGAGGTTGGCGAGGCGGCGATCATCAAGCGTTCGTGGCTGCCGTTGTGGGGCTATGATCGGCCATTGCCGTGGTTCGATTTCGTGTTTGTCTCGCTCGACACGGCACTCACCGAAAAGACCTTCAATCAGAAAAACTACGAGCCTGACTTCACGGCCTGCACGGTGTGGGGCGTCTTTCCCGACAAGCGGCGCTGGCACATGATGCTGCTCGAATGCTGGCACGAACAGATTGGTTTTCCGGAACTGATCGTGCGCGCCAAGCGCGAGATGAAGGCCAAGTATGGCCGACGGCGTGACCTGATCTTCAAGCCGATGGTCGGCGATCCGCAGTACCACGAACAGATCAAGGTGCCTGACCTCTTGATCATCGAGGAAAAAGGCTCGGGCATCTCGCTGCGCCAGACCCTGCAGTACGAGGGCATCGACAGTTGGCCGTACAATCCCGGCAAGGCCGACAAGCTGAGTCGTCTGCATGCAATTTCGCATATCCCGGCGGCCGGTCGCATCTGGCTGCCCGAATCGAAAGTCGTGCGCGGCGAGCCGCGCTCATGGTGCGAGCCGTTTCTAAAAGAAGTTACGCAGTACGCTGGCCCCGGAACGACTCGAAACGACGACTTCGTCGACTCGTTCAGCCAAGCCGTGCGCTACTTCGCCGACCGCTGGCTGACCATGGGCGTGACCACCAAGATCAAGGATGACGAACTGGAATGGGACGTCGCCGTCGCCGACGACTCGGTATTGTACAATGAGCTTCGACGGGACGACGGCGAAGTCAGAAATCCTTACGATTAGTCTTGACAATCGACAGGATGAATGGCGAAGTCGCGGGGCACCAAGCCCTGTGGTGCCTTGAACGGGGCATGCCAACGAGGGTCTTGATGACCACCAATACGGTGCCGATGCACCACAATGCGACGCGCCCTGCGCCGCTCTATCTCAATCCCACGGGCCAGACCGTCGAAGAGCAGATCGACATGCTGACCCGCATGATCGACAAGGACGGCTGGCAGGGCCGCACCGAGCCCTATGCCCGTGTCATCACCATCACGCCGCAGCTTGCCCGCTATGCCCTCGACAATATCGAAGAGAAGAACCGCAAGCGGTCGGGCCGCAAGGTCGACGAGTATGTCGGCGGCATGGAGGATGGCTGGATGCTGACCGGCCAACCCATCATCTTCTCGCGTTGTGGTCGGCTGCTCGACGGCGGCCATCGCCTGACCGCCGTCATCAAGTCGGGCAAGAAAATCCGCACCTTGGCGGTGTTCGGCGTGGCTTACGAGGCGTTCAGCTTCCTCGACATTGGCCGCAAGCGCACGCCCGCCAACACGCTTGAGGTGCTGGGCGTCAGCCACGCCACGACCAAGGCCGGGGCGATGCGCTGGGTCTATATCCTGACCATGGGAAGTTGCGGCCCGGCGCTCGATCCCAAGCCGCGCACGGTCAATGACCGTGGCTGGAGCCCGAGCAACGAGGGCGTCCGGCAGATGTGGGAGGAACGCTTCAAGGATGACGCGGTGTTCGACTGGGCGGTCCAGCTTGCCGTGCAGACGGGGCGCAAGCTGGGGCGAGTCGTCGACAAGAACACCTTCGCCGCCCTGCTGTTCATTCATGCTTCGGCGCACAAGGGCGATGCCGACATCCTGCACCGCCTCGAAGAGTTCGCCGAAAACATGACCTCGGACAAGCAGCGTGCTTTTTCGGTCGGGGCCAAGTTGGTCAAGAAACTGCGCGAGAAGTTGAAGAACGCCGATGGCCGCCTGCACGAGACCGTGCGCGTGGTCCTGACGGCACGCGCGCTGCAGGCTTTCCTGACCGGCAAAAAGCCGGTGTTTACTGATGTCGATTCGGAGTCGTTGCCGCCGGTCCTGCCGCCGGTCCGCAACATTCGTATCACGGTCGGATCGGAGGCTTGACCGTCGACAGGATGGTGTGACCTATTCGCCTAATTGCGGCCCCAACGGCTGTTGCAACAGCCTGACACGCACGTCGCCGCCCGGCCGATGACTGAGAGGGGCTAAGTCGGGCGGCCTGCATAGAGGGGGACGACCGGGTTCTCCATTCCTCGGTCGTTCAGAAGGCTGCGCCCGTCGCAGCAACGCCGCCAGCCCGGTTGCGAGTCCGTGGCTGGCGGCGTTATTTTTTGTAGAACAGTGCGATGGCCAGCAGGGCCAACCCGGTGCCGACCAGCGCAATGATGCCAAGCATCAGCCAGTCGACGTTGTTGGTATCGACGATGGCGGCAAGGACCGCCATCGTCAGGAAGGCGAGGACCGCCTCGCGCACGACTCCAGACTAGGCTGGCTTGGGCGTTGCTCCGGTCGGCGGCGGCTGGGTCGCGATGGGCGGCTGGCCCGGCATCGGTCCACCACCGACATGTGGCGGCAGGCCCGAGCCCGGCGGACGGTTGGCGATGTGGTCCGGCGGACCGGGCGGCAGCGGACGCGGTGGCGGGCTGCCCGGCTGGATCGCCGCGTAGTGCCACACACCGGCCTGATCGCGGATCAGCACCAGCACCTCACCGGGACCAACCTGCGGCGGCGGGCCTGACGGCGGGCGGTTGTCGGGATGACCGGGGCTGCCCGGCAGGCTGTTGTCGGGGCGTCCTTCCCAGCTTCCCGGCGGGCGATTGCCCGGATGACCATAGCCCGGCAGGCTGTTGTCGGGGCGGCCTTCCCAGCTTCCCGGTGGCCGGTTGCTGATGTGGTCGCCGCCCGGACGTCCCTGTCCGTAGCCGGGATCGGTGCCGCCGCCTTCGAGGATGTGGATGTGGTAAAGGCCGTCGCCAATGGGGCGAATTGTTGCGATGGGCATTTGGGGTTTCTCCCGTGGGGGTTGGATGGAAGCGGGAGTCGACCTTTTGAGTCGTCGGCCCCCGCCATCGCCAGCATAGTCCAGTTCGACATCAATATCCCGTGACAATCAGACAAAACCCGACTGGGTGCCTTGGTTATTGATGGTCAGGCATTCGCAGCGCGCCGCCTCGACCGGTATGGCAATCGCCAGATGGGTCCAGTCGTTGTACTCGTGAATCAATTGGTCGATCCCCAGCGAGGCCATGTAGGGCTCGACGGCCAAGCAGACATCGATGGCTTCGCCGAAGGCCGGGATGATGAAGTCGCAGGCCAGACCGTACTTGTGGGCGCTGTTGTCGGCCCCGCCGCACGCCGTGTTCAGCGCTTCACAGCGGTAGCCTGACGTAATCGTTATGGGATTAGCGCCACAGATGTCACGCACCTGTTCCATGACCATGGCAAGCTGTTCGAGGTTGAGCATGGCTTCGGGGGTCGGCGTGTTGTCGATGCCGCACTGGGACGCCGTCGTCGACACCGTGAATTCCTGCAACGTGAAGTGCGGGGATAACTGAGTCGTCATGGCTTGTCCTTCCGATTGAACCCGGCTGCGAAGGCCAAGGCAGCGGCCAGCGCTCCGCTCAAAAGCTGGTTGAGGGTGGCGTTGATGTTTTCACAGGTCCATTTGCCTTCGATGACGCTGCCGCTCCACCACAGGCAGGCCCCGACGGCGGCTAAAGCCACAAGGCATTGGAACGAAAGTACCGCCGCGATCAGGTAGAACGATGCGCGGACAGGGTCGAACGGCGGACGCTCGGACACGGCGGCACCAGCTTTGCATGGTGCAGTCAGCCCTACTGTACCAAGCCGGGCGGGTTGGGGACAGATCGGTGAGTTATGTGGATTGTTGGTGACGAGTCGCCGGACGTCAACTATGCTATCGATTAGCGGGGGCTGAGATGACGGGGAGAGACAGGATGCGCACGGTTTTTGGGCCGCATCGCGTAATCCGCAGCAGTACTGGCGAGGTTCTGGAGATCGTTCCGCTCAAGCCTGAGCCCAGATCGCCTAAACGACCGCGCCGGGGCTGGTGGGTCACCCTGATGATGGCATGGGACGCTTTGCGCCGCCGTCGATGAGCTACCCCCCTCCTTCTCGCTACGACGGCGAAGTGCTGACGGGCTATTGTATAATCGCCCTTGCGATGGTTTTTGTTCTGATCGTGGCGATGGCATAGAGGAAACGGCGATGACGATTACGTTGGCCGAGGCGCGCGAGGAATGGTTTCGGCGGACCATCATGGAGGAAGGCGGACATTGCCCGTGCTGCGACCGCTGGGGCAAGCAATACCGGCGCGGCATCAACAAGACGATGGCCTACAACATCGGCTGGCTGGCCGGGATGGGGTCACCGGGCGGCGAGTGGATCGACGTACCGCGCCGGGGTCCGCGCTTCGTGGTCGCGTCCAACCAGCTACCGACGATGCGCTGGTGGGACCTCTGCGAGCGCAACGACTCTACGGCCGAGGAAGAGGACAAGAAACATTCCGGTTTCTGGCGTATCACCGAGCTAGGGGCCTTGTGGGCAGCCAACCGCGTGCGCGTGCCCAAGTACGTCTGGACTTACGACGGCGAGGTCAAGCATATCGAGGGGCCGAATATCCTGATCAGCGAGGTCATCGAGAATTTCAGCTTTACCGAGATCATGAACACGCACCGGCTGCAGCCTCGACGCAACGACGACTCGCCGCCGACGTCGTGAGCCCATGCACAACGATGTTCTCGACTGGCTGAGAGCCGAGCGCGACCGCCGTGCCATGGCCCGCGACGAGGCTTACCGGACCGACGACTGGGCGACCGGCAACCCGCATGACGACGCCTGTCGCCGCCTGTTCGAGGCAATTACCGAGATCGAGCGCAACCGGGTTATACTGGACGTCATGAAGGACGTGCTGATGCGGCGAGTCGTCGAATACGCGCAGAAGGATCGGAATGATGACGGAGCCCGGCACAAAGTGGGAGACGGCCGAGCGTGACGACGACATCGTCGGCTGGAAGATCACCCTGTCGGGCCATCGCGGCTCGTTCCATGTGCTCGACCAGCACCTTGTGGACACCGGCATGACCCTGACCCAGTTCATCAACTGGCTGCGCGAGCGCTACCCCCACCGCGAGGTCGACCTCGACAGCTAGTATCCGGCTGGTCAATAGCCCCTATTTACAGTAGGTTTCCCCGACTGCGCCGCTTGCGGGGGAACGACATGGCGTATCCTAACGGTCGACGCGCGCGTCGTTATCGCGACGGTGGACCTGTGCGCCATTTCCAAAACGGCGGCGACAACCCGCCGCTTGAGATCACCATCACGCCGCGTGAGCCCGACGCTTACAGCGACACCGAGTCGTCGGCGGCCGGGCGCGAAGCGGCGATCCGCAGCGGCGATCCGCGCTTTGCTCCGGCTCCCGGTGGCGACATCGTCGAGCCGCCGCCGCGTGGCGCGCTGCAGCGCATCCTCGACTACGGTGCGCGCTCGCCCGGCTCCGGAGCCCTGAGTGGCTTCGGCAGCATGATCGGCGGCATCGGCGATCTCTACGACATGGCGACCCGGCGCACGGGCGAGGCATTCGACTACCTCGGCGTGCCCAAGACGTTTCAGGTGCCCGAGAACCTGCGACTCGACCGTGCCTTCCAGAATTACGGTCAGGGACTGGAACAGCAAGCGCAGGCCATCGACGTCCCGCCCGAGTATCAGAACTATGGGACGCGCGGCATGAAGGCGACCGGCCAGCTTATTCCGCAGGCCATGGCGATGATGACCGGCCCGTTGGGTGCGACGACTCTGCTGGGGTCGCAGGGCGCGCATCAGATGAAGCCGCTGATCGACAAGTCGGGCATGGCCGGGACGTGGCAGGGCGATGCGGCGATGATCGCCGGGTCACTGGCCACAGCAGCGGCGGAACGACTCGGCCTCGAAGCGATGTGGCGGGGCATGCCGACCCCGGTCAAGAACCAAGTCGTTCAGAAGCTGATGAGCATCGGTGCAGCGGGCGGTGTCGAGGCGGCCGAGGAAGCCGCCGAGCACGTCATGCGGACCCTGATCGCCAACAACACTTTGGGCCTCAACGAGTCGTATCGGCCCGACATGGACGAGTTGCTGGCCGCCGGGTTTGCGGGAAAGGCCGGGCGTGCTGGAAGCATGGCCGCCCAGTCGACCCAGCCCGGTGGCGCGCTCAACCGCTACTTCAATCCACCGCTCGCCGATGCGCCGCCGCCCGTCACCATGGGCGACTTCTTGGGGGCGCAAGCGCAGATCGCCGGGCCATCAAGTCGCCTGACCACGACGGCAACAGCGCAGCCCAATCTCGAACTGCCGCCGTTGCAGGAAGCACCGACGACTCAGGCAGGCGAGCCCTATGCCCCGGCTCCCGATCCTTATGCCGTGCGCGCTCAAGAGCCCCGGATTACACCGACCGTGCCCGAGTCGTTTATGGGCAACATACTGCAGGGCTATGATCCGTTGCGCCCGCAGGTCCAGTATCCCAGCGCCGAGCGCACGCCCAAGGGCATTCTCAGTCAGCAGATACAGCCCGAGCATGTCATCGATCCGGTGACCGGCTTCTACAGCAAGGCATATGAATGGCTGGCCAATCCCAAGGTGCAGGGCAAGGCGACGCTCGACCAGTGGAAGCAGATGATGGTCGGCAAGAATTCCAAGTCGGGCGTCACGCCCTACGAATGGGAATGGTCGGGCATCGATCAGGCGTTCGCCGACCGGGGCAATCAGCCGATCTTCAAAGACGAGTTGATGAATCAGATCACGGCGGCCCAGCCCACGATTCGCGAGATTGAGCAACAAGAGGCCGGTGAGTACCAGCCCATTATCCGCGAGGAACGGACCTACGATGCCGAAGGCAATCGCGTCGGTAGCGAGTACCAAATCAGGCATCACGATACTCAGGAAGTGATCGATAAGTCGGCCGACAGGGAAGAACTGTATCAGAACTGGCTGCACGGAAAATACGCGGCACAGGGGCTGATGCCGCAGACCGATTATACGGGCGACTGGACGACCAAGAACCTCACGAACAGTCGCGAGTTGATGACCTACATCCCCGGCAAGGAACCTACGCATTACACGGTGAACTACTACGACCGGGGACGTGGCGCGGATACGCAGGTCGGTCGTTACGCGACTCGCGCCGAGGCGCAGCGGGCGGCTAATGAAGGTCGCCGGGTGCAGGACCCTTATGGTGCGCCGGGCGAGATGCAGACTCAGCGCGGCACGATTCAGGCGATGTCGGGGGCCGAGCCGTGGGATGATAGCCAAGATTATCGCTACACCGGGCACTTCGGCCGGGCCAAGCCGCCCAACATGCTGTTCTTCCATCGCACGCAGGATTTCACCACGGGTGACGGCAAGCGCGGTTTGTTCATCGGCGAGACGCAGAGCGACTTCGCCCAGCATGTCCGGGTGGCGCGTGAGAACTACGCCAACGCACTGCGCGAGCGTGAAGCGGAAAAAGGCAGCGAACTGACCGACGATGAGAAGAAGGGCGTGTGGGAGGGCGAGCGCGACAGGCTGCATCTGCCGGAAGGTGTCACTCCGGAAGCTGCACATCTGCCCTACATCAACGAGTCGGCGCGTTGGCAGCTACAGGCGTTCCGTCGCGCGCTCTATCGTGCCGCCAAAGAGGGCTACGATTTGGTCGGTCTGTCGCCCGGTCAGGAGCAGTCGCGGCGCTGGCAGAACATGGGCGAGGTCTATACCGGTCTGGAGTATGACCCGTCGCAGCGCAAGCTGACCTTGACCAATCCAGCCGGTGAGAGCCATGTCATCACCAGCGCAACCTTGGAGCCTGCGTCCGAGCAGGATGCGATGATCCGCAATCTCGGAAAGCCGATGGCCGACAAGGTACGGCAGTTGGCACGCGAAGGCGGCGAAGGCACCAGTGAAGCGGGTCCCCGCTACACCATCGAGAACCAGCCCAACGATCATTTGTCGTGGGATGTCGAGTTCGAGCCGACCGATTCGCCGGATTATTATTATAGCGTTGAATCCTACGAGCACACCGATGAGGAAGGCAACGCCACCGAGCGCTGGCGTGTCATCGATCAGGATGGCGATCCTGTCGATGAAGATTTGGATAGCGAGCGTGCAGCCGAGCGTTCGCGGGAGAGTCTGGAAGACGCACTTGAGCCGCAGGGCATGTGGGTGGTGCGCGATCAGGACGGCGATACGGTCAACGAGTATTCCACCGAAACACGCGCCCGTCGGGAGATCGACCGTCTGGAACGCGACGCGCAGAACCGCTGGGTGGTGCTCGACGAAGATGGCGACATGGTCGAAGAGTTCGACGACGAAGGTGACGCCGAAGGCTATGTCGAGCGCATGGGCGGCGGCGTTCCGGGCAAGTACAAGGTTAAGCTCGATAATCTCGGCGCGGACAATCCTTACGGTTATCAGGTGACCGGTAGCGGCTTTCACGGGACCTACGACAAGACCTACGTCAATCAGATCAACGACATCCTCAAGAGCATCGACAAGAACCTCAAGCTGACCAAGCATTCGGCCGACTTGCCGCTGCTGTCGCGGCGCGAAGGTGAGAACGAAGGCCGCTACGCCCGACCCGGCGTATCACCCGATCTGTGGGAAGCGCTGCGCCTGCATCGCATGTCCTTGGAGGATTTCGCCAAGCTGCCTGTCGATGAGCAGGACCGGCTCAAGAAAGATGCCGGAAAATATCACTACGGCCACGCCGTTCGGCTGACCCCGGAAATCCGTGAGAAAATCTTGAAGAAGGGCGTGCCACGTTACAAAAAAGGGGGCCGCGTCTATGCTGACGGCCAACGACTCAAGGGTCCGTTGCGTCAGTACGCCGACGGCGGCAAGGCTAAGCCGGTAGCGCCCGGTTATGAGCGCGTGCCTATTGGCGGCCTTGGCATGATGGGTTCCTACATTGACGTGCCCATCAGGCCCAAGCCCATCGATCTTCTCGAAGGTTTACCTGCTTATGTTCCGCCGAAAGGGGGTTACGCCGACGGCGGCCGGAGCCGGATCGATTACGGCAATCCCGACACGATACTGGACATGAAGGGGCTCGACGTCGTGCCGGGCAGCGACGACTCCAGCTTGGTCTCGACCTTGCCCGGTCCGACCAGTGCCGAGCGGGCTGCGCTGGCCAAGATCGCGCCGATTGCCGAGATGGTGAAGATGCTGCAGGCGGGTGCGCCGGGTCAGGGGACACAGGGCGCGCAGGCACAGCAGGGCGGTGGCGGGCTGGGCAGCATCATGAAGATGCTGCCACAGGCAATGAAAATGTTCGGCAGCATGGGCGGCGGCGAGGCGGCGAACCTCGCGGGCAGTGCGCCGACCGATGCCGGAAGTTGGGGCGACGTAGCGAGTTCGGCGGGCAGCTTTGGCGATGTGGGCGACATCTTCGGGTCGGGCATGACCTTCGCCGATGGCGGCAACGTCGATAGCGGTCTCGACAACCGAGGCGTCGAGATGGCCATCGATTACGCCAATCCTGACACAGTGATGAACATGGACAACGGTGTCCCCATCCTGCCCGGTCCCGAGGCTCCCCAGAAAAAGGACCCGATGGGCGGTATCATGTCGATGCTGCAGCCACCCGGCATGGGTGGCGGGCAGGGCGGCGGCGGCATGAGCCAGATGATCGATCCGTTGGGCCTCTTCGGCGGCATGAACCCCTTGGACCCGGCGGGCCTGATGGGCGGCGGTGGCGGCGGCATGGGCTTGCCCGGCATGGGTGGCGGGCAGGGCGGTGGCGGCGGCATGATGGGCGGGCTGTTCGCCGATGGCGGGCGCGTCGACTTGCAGCAT